CACCTCTTGATGCGTGACCAGCCGATTGTGATATCTCGCAACCACGCCACGATGGGAGAGTTGGGTGAACTGATCGGGGAGTTTTGCAGGCTAAACGGGTGGAAGATGGAGGATGAGAATTGGTACGAGAAGTTGCAGGCGAGGAGTGAGGTAGGATCTGACAATCTGACAGATAATCACACGTATTGAGTAGGGGTTTGTTCTATGGCAAAGCAACGTAAGCAAGTGCAAGAGATATTTATCGAGTCACTGAAGAGTGATCCGAATGTTTCGCTTGCTTGTGATGTTGCGGAAATATCAAGAGACACTGCATATAGGTGGCGCGGCGAAAATGAAGCCTTTGCAAAACTATGGGACGATGCCATTGAGCGAACGAAAGATGTAGCGCGTAGTTCCATCTATCAGCGAGGCATCATTGGTTGGGACGAGCCAATTGTCAGCATGGGGCAGGTGGTGTGTGAATATGAGCCTGCTCTTGATGGTGAAGGAAATCTAGTATTCGACAAGCGAGGGAAGCCACTTATGCTCAGAGGAAAGCCACTTACAGTGCATAAGTGGAGCGATTCGCTTGCTGCTCTCTACGCAAAAGCCAATTTACCAGAATACAAAGAGAAACAGCAGATCGATCTTAACGCACAAATTACCACGATGGCTGAAACCGCGAAGGCTGAATTGCTGGCTGATTTAGCAGCGGATCTAACCGATGAAGATAAAAACCAACCTCACCAGCAAGAATAATAGCTTCACTCTTGAGCAGGAGATAAAGCTATTTCGTCTCTTTGCCTCATGGTCAAAGAAGCGAAAATACGAGTACATTAAAAAATGCCCGAAAGAACGGGCGCTAAGACTGAAATATACGTGGCAGGCGTGGGCACGTGATAATCAGATTGCACCTGATGGTCAGTGGTCAACATGGTGCATTCTCAGTGGAAGGGGTTGGGGCAAGACCAGAACCGGCGCTGAATGGATTATTGAGAAGGCCTCTACCTATCCAGGGTGTCACATTGCACTTGTTGGTCGTACTGTAGCTGATGTACGTGATGTGATGATCAAGGGACGTAGCGGTATTCTCCACATATCGCCTCCCTGGTTTAGACCGACGTACTACCCATCCAAACGTCAACTAGTTTGGCCTAATGGGACAACTGCCACAACCTATAGTGCAGATGAACCTGACCAGTTGAGAGGTCCGCAACACTCATTTGCATGGGCAGATGAGAGAGCGGCTTGGCAATATGATGATACATGGGATCAATTATCCTTTGGTTTACGCATAGAGCCTGCACCTGGGGTAATTCCTCAATGTATTGTCACAACAACGCCACGCAATACTAAGGCGATGAAAGCCTTAGTAAGTGACCCAACAACACATGTTACGCGGGGATCGACTTACGAAAATAAAGATAATCTCTCGCCTCGCTTTATTCGGGAGATTGAACGTAGGTACGCTGGCACGCGGTTGGGGTTACAGGAGATCGATGGGCGGATTGTTGATGATATCGATGGTGCTCTCTGGAAACGAGACTGGGTTGAGCGCAATCGGGTTATCAAACATCCTGATCTGAAGCGTATCGTAGTGGCAATTGACCCACCCGCTGCAAGTTTGGAAACAAGTGATGATCCGGCCGAATGTGGCATTGTTGTTGCTGGTTTAGGAGTAGATGGGCATGGGTATGTACTAGCAGATTATAGCCTGATTGGAACGCCGAATGAGTGGGCTAGTGCTGCACTCGTAGCTTATGGATTATTTGAGGCCGATCTGATTGTGGGAGAGGTAAACAATGGTGGAGAAATGGTACATGCGGTTATTCGGAGTGCCGCCAAAGATAAGGGAATGAAAAATATCCCTTTCAAAGCAGTACGGGCAAGTAGAGGGAAGCAAACACGAGCGGAACCAGTATCGAACTTATATCAACAAGATATGGTACATCACGTTGGGGTATTCTCTGACATGGAAGATCAGCAATGTAATTGGGTCCCTGGTGAGCGGTCTCCTGACAGATTGGACGCTAATGTTTGGGGGATAACTGAACTTATGATAAGAGGCAATCAGGTTGGGGGTATGACCCTAGATACAACAAAAGAAGTTTATCAGGATGACGAGAACTACGAAGAGGAGGATGTCAGTCTATGGCGATAAATACAGATGAGCGCCGCGTCATCTCATCGGCTTGGCGTGTTCTGACGAATGAGGGTGAGGCGCAATATCGGGCATTAGATCGTCTGCGATATCTAGCAGGCGAGATAGCAGCATTCGATGTGTGGCTCTCGACAAAGCCAGATCCTCAACTTGTGGAGCAAATGCTAACTTATCACATTATGCGATACACGCCGTTTAGAAATGCGATGCCGCGTAAATCCTATGGCGAGGTGAAGTTATGGCGTTGAGATGGCCCAAATGGTTAGTGGGCACCGAAGACCCTCCTCAGACTAAAGATGAACATCCTGATTTGTTTCCTGTCGAGATGCCTCCTACTACGAATCCAAACTTGAGGGCAATCACCAGTGAGACATACGAGCGTCATGTGGGCGTGATCGATCTGGAAGAAGCCAGCAAGCGCAGTGTGAAGTACAAGGGACCACAAAACCTTAGCATGGCTTGGGATGATAGTTACACTGGCGTCTCCTCTGTCCAGACACGCGAAGGTCTGATGACCGAACGTGACAAGAAGGACACGTACTACAAGGCATACATCGGCAATCCGTGGGTGAGGGCCTGTGTACAAGCCATTGCAAAGAGATTTACTAGTGGCAAGTGGGAGATTGAGGAGATTGAGCAGGGCAAGGGCAATGAGGCGAATCGAGATAGGCTGAAGCAACTCCTACTCTTTGTCAATCCTGATGAAGATTTCAAACAACTTCTGCGCTCCATCGCTGAAGATCTTGGTATCTATGGTGAGGCTTTTATCGAGATCGTATACGGTCCCGATGGTCTGCCTGCACAACTCCACAAGATTGATTGTGTTTCCATGTCAGTGCAGTACGATAGGCATGGCATGGTTACGCGCTACTCGCAAAGTCTGGAGAAAAGCAACGATACCGTAGAGTTTGAACCTGATCAAATCATCAGATGGTGGCTCCCTGACCCTAGAGCAAGCAAGAAAGCACTTTCACCGATTGAGTGTATGAAAGACAGCGTGTACCTCTACCAATCAATGATTACGTGGGGTGAGAAGTTCTTCAAGCAGGGGGCAAGACCGACCTTTAGCATTGAGATGGGTCCAGACTCACAGATTGATGACGCCAATAGGTACATTAAATTTTTTAAGGAAAACTACATGGGTATCCAGAATGCTCATGTACCACCAGTGACATATAGTGGCGCGAAGCTCAATGAGTTTGGTAAGGGAAGTGTTGAGCTTGATTTTTTGAAGAGTCTTGCATGGGCGCGTGATGAGATCCTGGCTGGCTATAATGTGCCTTTGTCTGTTACTGGCATTCAGGAGACGGCGCATTTAGGTGGTGGTAGTGGTGAGAGCGCGAATAAGCTCTTTATCTACAATGTGGTCAAACCGATTGAGGAGCTTATCTTAGAGAAATTCAATTATAGAATTGTACAGAGAGCGTTTAGCATTTATGACTATATAGTGACCGTCATGCATGCGGATTACAGGGACGATAAAGATATAGCCGACGTGAACGACAAGAAGATTAGGAATGGATCACGTCTCATCGATGAGGTGAGACAAGAGGAGGGTAAGGCACCATACCCACAGGGTGGTGATGTTGCCGTAATTGTCACCTCCCGCGAAGTTACGCCTATTGAGAGACTTGCTGACCTGGCAGACGAACAAAGGCAGACGGCGCAACTCTCTATTGAGACACAAAAGGCACAGGTTGAGAAACTAAAGAATCCACCAGCGCCACCACCCATGATACCAGGACAACAACAATCACAGCAACAGCCGAAACCTCCGCAAGACAAGCAGTTGCAGTTATCGCCAACGACAGGAAATCAGAGTAAGCAACCGAAAGAGCACGAAGAGGATGATGACCCTTTTTTCGCGGAGGCCGTCTAGAGGGGCGGCTGACAGAGGACGACGATAGAGAGCACTGGCAAGATGGATATGAGGCCATTCAAAAGACACTTGCCAGCATGCGAGATCAGGGGGTCCAGGCAATCACGTGGAGAGCACATTTAGGGGCTTGTGGTGAGTGCATGGTAAATGATGGGAAAACGGTCTCTCTTGGCTCACGTTTTCCATCTGGTGCTTACCTTGTGCCAAATCACGATCATTGCGTCTGTGAATGGGTAGATGATCAAGGCAGACGATACGAGTGGACTGGAGTGGATGGTGAGTATAGACAGATTGCAAATCCAAAGAGTACTGAAAGCGCGTCTCGTCCAATCTTCCTCTTCCTCGATATTGACGGTGTTTTGAATGGAGTTGACCTCGGAGCCGATCTTGAGAAGGTAGGAGACGTGTGGACTCGGCCTATTCCGAATGCGGTTGCTCTCTTACGTGCCATCGATCAGGAGAGACGCTTGTCTCCAGTATGGCTTTCACATTGGGGTGAGCGATCAGTGGCATGGAATGATTACGCTAGTACAAGACACTGGCCTGTAGGATATCCAACGAACGATCCAGACGATGGGAAACCTGTTGCTATACAGTATTACCTTGCTCGTCATGGATACCACAATGAGCCTATCATATGGGTACAGGATGGCTTTAGTGATGCTGAGTGGGCATGGGCAAAGCAAGCTAGCGTGCAATTAGTAGACACTACAAAAGAGCCACTACGTTCACTGCTCATCAACGGGAAAGTGCATGATATCCTCGCGTACATTGCAGGAGAGGTGGTGATCGCATGAAAATCCTATCTCGTATCCTCCAGATATTCCGTCGATCCTCACCGCCATCGCGCCCTACTCAGTATCGACATGGACTCATCATGTACGACGTTCTAGCCGGTGAAGAGAGGCGGGCAAGAATAGCAAAGAGAAAGCAGCAGTTAGCTAGGCGAGATGTGCGTGAAGAGGAGGAATGTGCTAGATGAGCAAGGAATTAATAGGGATTGCTGCACTCTTCTTCTATACGTTTATTTCCCCCGTTGGGTTAATTTTGCTATTCACCTGGTTGGGTAGGAGGAAACGGCATGGCTAAGAAACTGTATGAGCATATCCCACACAGTCACCGACTTAAGAACACTAATGAAATCCATAAATCTGAGCAAGTAGCAGCAGGGTTCAACACAAGATTAGCCGTGGCTATTACGAAGATGACCGGGACGATGGCTTGCGCGTATGCCTTTGGACTCTTAGCTATACTTGGCTTCCCTGCTTTAAGCGCATTGCTTAGCCCTATAGTTGCTATTTACGTGGTGTGGTTCAGTCAAACGTTTCTTCAGCTTGTGTTCTTGCCTGTTTTGAGCGTGGGGCAGTCAGTACTCAACCGTAAATCTGAATTACAAGCAGATGAAGCATATCAAGCAACATTGAAGAGTTTTCACGACATTGAGCAAATTGCAATCCATTTAGATAAGCAGGACGAGAAGATCCTAGAAATATTAGAGAGACTATCGGCAGTAC